GATGTCTTAAAATCGTAAAATATAGTTTGAATAATGAATCTTCCGCATAACTTCCAGAATCTTTCACTATTAGTTTATATCTTGTTTTCATATTTATTTATATCCAAAATGGAGCGAGCAGTTGGATTCGCACCAACTTCTTCGGAATGGAATTCCAAAGCGTTCTAACAACTACTCGCAATTCATTTTTATATATCTTAAATATACCATACTGACACTAAAAAGTCAAGTTTTTATTGTAAAAAAGTATCCAGATTAGCTGATATATTTTTGTTATATTCAATATTATCTATGTCCATTTTAAAATCTGGTTGAGGAACAGATTTTTTATTTTTTCTATCAGTAACATCAACCCATTCTAAATCTTTACTTTTTGGATAACTTTTATCCCAATTCATCGATGACTGTTTCATCATTCTTTTAGCTTTTTTATTCAATGGATAAAGATAGCGAAACATCAAACCATCAATTCTTCTGATTCCTTTGTGAATCATAAAATCAGTAGTCATCCAAAATACTTTTTCTTTACCAGAAAATTTAGCATTTTCTGTACACAAATCTTTTGATGTTCGTGGATGTAATTTTTCTCCATTTTCCATCAAGTATACTGAGGTAAAGTATTTTTCTCCATAATAGAAGTTTGATGCTTGATATACAAAACCACACTTACCCATAATTCCATCAGCCATCGTATATAGGTATTGACATTTTGTATTATTCTTTAACCACTTGATAGTAGCAGAAACCATTTGACTACCAGCACCTTTATTATCGTTAAGTTCTGTAGACAAACACATCTTTCCAATTTCATAGTACCAATCGTTTATATCATGTACAAATTTTTCATCTTTTTTTTCCAAAATTCCAACATTTGGAAACATCTTATTGAAAGTGTGTCTTGGTTTAGTGCCCCAACCTAATGTTAATGCTCCCTTCAAATCACCATCCAGAAAAAAACCAAGATAGTGCTTTGTTATAGCGGGCATTACTGGTGAGTAATGATATTTTTGAACAAACTTTGTTGCTAGAGTTTTATCGATTTCTATTACTTCAAAATCAAACTTCATTCAAATGAACCTTAATACAAGTCTGTTTCCCTCTAGCATAACTTTCAAGAGAACCATGATAAAAAATAACTTTATCTTTATTGTTATGGAGTTCTTTTTTTCCATAAGTTGTAGCGTAGTAATTATCTGAATTACTCATTTTCCAATCGGATTCAACAAGGTCTATTCCAGAAATGAAAAAGGAAGGAACATTATCACCATTCAAATTCCAAGTAACAAAAATAAAGTGACCACCCCTTTTGGAGTAAGCACCACCTCGCCACGTTTCACCAGATGAAGTTTTAATTTCTACAGGACTTCCATTCAAACGAATGTCAGGTTCACTATCTACTTTTGGAGCAACAGCACCTTCAATAAGGTCTTCCATAGCTGTTTCAAGTAATCCAGAAATATCTTCTGATTTCTGTTTATCAGACTTTCTCAAACCTTTTTTATCGTAAAAATCAAAAAGTTCTTTGGTGTCGCTAGACAATCTTTCTACTACTTCTTTAGTAATCATAATATAATCTCAATTAAATTGAAAAACGGAAAGGGTCAATCCCTCACCTTCACCTATAATTATAACAAATAATGACAGGGTTGTCAAGTCTTTTCTTTGGCTTAGTTTATTTTATATCTTCTATCTACCACTCTAAGCTCGTTGTGACCTTGATCGTAAATATATGCTTCTTTAATTGAACCATCGATATTCTTATCCCAATAATCTAAAAATTTGGTGATGCGAGGAAATTTGGGCATTTGGTCTTCTGTTTGCCAAACGAATTCGTTAACTAAATCTGTATAATCGGGTAAATAGTAAATAACTTGAACAGTAGCGAGTGTCCATTTGTGTAGAATCTGAGACAAGGTTATTCCTTTCCAGTTGAACCGAATCCTCCATCTCTATCAGTTTTTCGCTCTGGGCGAATATCACTTTCCATAATAACGTGTAGAAATTCTTTTACCATTTCTGCCTGACACATTCGGATTCCATCGGATACAAATTGTTGATATCCACTTATGTTATAAACCATCATATAAACTGGTTCGACATAATCGGAATCGATAATGCCTACGTTATTAGCAAGAGTCAAGCCTTGTTTTAAAGCAAGGCTAGATCTTGGATACAAACGAATCGAATGTCCTGCTGGAATATCAAAAATCAATCCAGTAGGAACTAACATTCGTTCTGTAGGGTTAATCTGAACCCTTCCTTTTACTACTTTTCTTTCTCTTATTTCTATATCTTGATCGTGATGACTTATGAATACTCTTACCAGCGAATCTTCTGGTAAAAAAGAACATATGTCAAAACAAGCAGAACCTTCGGTAGCCCGAATTGGTTCGTTTACTTCTGGATTTGTTTTATAAAAATATAAATCACTCGTCATTCTCGACATCAGCTTCCTTTTTATTTCCTATATTATATTTTGGTGTCAACTCCCATTCATCTTTCTCTTTGAAAGAAAGAATCTTTAGTTGACTCAATGGAACTGTAGGTTCTGCTGATTTATCTGCTTCGACCAAAGTGATTAATTCCCATTCAGAAAGCAGATTAGCAACTGTATTTCTTCGTGCTTCATCATTTTCTGAAAAATTGGATGTCTTTCCGTCTAATGCAAATAATTCTTTAAAATGTACTATGTAATATCTTCCTTGTTTGTGAAGAATATGACAAGACTGAAATAATGTTTTTTCTTTGCGTGATGCAATTCCGATTCTGGTGAGGGTTTCTCTTACTTTGAGAAAGTCATCGGGTTCTTTTAACTTCACTTCAATCATCGCTTGGATGATAGTTTCGCTCATTTTGTTCCTTTCAAACCACCTAATTCAATATTTTGTCGAATAATGTCTAGTTGAGAGTCATTCAGCAATGTAGAGTAGTCTCTTGCTTTTTCATAACTACAACTATAATACTTCTTAATTAATTCAAGAGTATCATTATTTTCGCGTTTAATCCATTTGCCCCATCTCTTTTTGGGTCTTACTATATTTAGTAAAAAGTCGAATTGAAGCTTAGGATCTAGGTGGCTCTGAACATTCATTTCATTAGCATACAGAGCGGTATCGTGATTAAAACTTAGTCCACGATTTATGATAAAAGAGTTATAATCCTTCTCTAATGTTGGTGTTTCATCAATCAGATTTTTCTTACCATGATTGATTTGGTTTATGAAGTCAAAGGGATTCATACAAATTCACATTCCGCCATCAATTCAATCAGGCATGCAACCAAGTTAATCTCTTGGTCTGCTACGAAAGCGGATTTGTATTGATAATTAGCAATAATCAATACTGCTTGTGGAATGGAAGATTTTTCCAGTACTTCATATAGTTTGTCGTAGATTTTACGATAAACAGTAGCGGGGTCATTGTCTACATTAGTAGCAACCCATTTTCTCATGTTCTGGAAATTCTTTTCTCTCAAAGAAGATACCAATTGATTCAAATTCAATTCACCGATATTTGCTAGAATACCAGAATCAATATTTCCAGAAGTAGAGTATCTTTGGAGTTCGTTAATCACTCTCCGAAAGTCAGGAAAGTGTTTATTGATAAGTTCTGCTACAACTCTCTCATCATACTCTATATTTTCAGAATCGAGAATGTGCTTACATCTTTCCATGAACTTAGATGCTATCTCTGGTTTTTCATCTTTTCCAAGAACAAAATCAACAACCGCACATCGGGAATGTATCGGTTCAATTATACGATTCTTGTAATTACAAGTAAAGATAAAAGAACAATTCTCAGCAAACTTCTCAATGAATCCTCTCATTGCTGGTTGAACAGAATCGGGATTTGAGTAGTCTGCCTCATCAATAATGACAACTTTCCTAGAACTACCAGATAAAGAAATGGTGGAACAAAATTGTGTCATTTTAGTTCTGAGAGTGTCAATCATTCTACCCTCATCCGAACCATTAATGATTATATAATCAGAATTGGTTTGCTCACATAGTGCTCTAGCAACAGTTGTTTTACCAACTCCTGCTGAACCAGAGAGCAATAGATTAGGAACTTTTCCATCTTTAGTTAAATCAGATAGAGTTCCCTTGATACTATCAGATAGTATACACTCTGAGATTGTAGGAGGGCGAAATTTTTCCACCCATAGTAAGGAATCTTTCATAATATTTCACTTTCATAATATAAATTATATTCAAATTACTCATCATAAGTTGAGTTCGCTTCAAGAGCAATCCAATAGTTTAGGGTATCAGCTTGTCTTTTGA